GGTTGCCCCTTGTATACCTGTATCTCCTGTTGCGCCCTGAATTCCGGTATCACCTGTTGCACCTTGAATCCCTTGAGCTCCTGTAGAACCCTGAATTCCTGTAGAACCTTGGATTCCTTGTGCTCCTGTAGATCCTTGTATACCCGTAGAACCTTGTATTCCGGTTGCACCTTGAATACCAGTGTCACCTGTGGCTCCTTGGATACCTGTATCGCCAGTTGCCCCTTGGATTCCTTGTGCTCCAGTAGAACCTTGTATGCCTTGATCCCCTGTTGCACCTTGAATTCCAGTGTCACCTGTTGCACCTTGAATACCAGTGTCACCTGTGGCGCCCTGAATTCCTTGTGCTCCCGTAGAACCTTGAATTCCTTGGTCACCAGTAGCTCCCTGTATTCCAGTATCTCCTGTAGAGCCCTGAATTCCTGTTGAACCTTGTATTCCCTGTGCTCCTGTAGAACCTTGAATTCCTTGAGCACCTGTGGATCCTTGTACTCCTGTTGCCCCTTGTATTCCTGTATCTCCGGTTGCGCCCTGAATTCCAGTATCACCTGTTGCCCCTTGGATTCCTTGTGCTCCAGTTGAACCTTGAATACCAGTTGAACCTTGTATCCCTTGATCTCCTGTTGCGCCCTGAATTCCTTGATCACCTGTTGCACCTTGTATTCCTTGTGCTCCTGTGGATCCCTGTATTCCTTGATCTCCTGTTGCTCCTTGAATCCCAGTGTCTCCTGTAGCTCCTTGTATTCCAGTGTCACCTGTAGAACCTTGTATTCCGGTTGCTCCTTGTATTCCTTGTGCTCCAGTAGATCCCTGTATACCCGTAGAACCTTGTATTCCTTGATCTCCTGTTGCCCCTTGTATACCAGTATCACCAGTAGCTCCCTGTATTCCAGTATCACCTGTAGAGCCCTGAATTCCTTGTGCTCCAGTAGAACCTTGAATACCGGTTGAACCTTGTATTCCTTGGTCACCTGTTGCACCCTGTATTCCTTGTATTCCTGTAGCGCCTTGTATTCCTGTATCACCTGTAGAACCTTGTATTCCGGTTGCACCTTGTATTCCTGTATCTCCGGTTGCGCCTTGAATTCCAGTATCACCAGTTGCACCAGTTGCACCTTGGATTCCTTGATCTCCTGTTGCACCTTGTACACCAGTTGCACCTTGACCACCACCAGCTCCTGTTGCACCTTGGACTCCTGTTGCACCTTGAACTCCTAAATCACCTGTTGCACCTTGTATTCCTTGTGCTCCAGTAGATCCTTGAACCCCTTGATCTCCTGTTGCTCCTTGAATTCCAGTGTCTCCCGTTGATCCTTGTATTCCTGTAGAACCTTGAATACCTGTGTCTCCTGTAGCCCCTTGAATTCCTTGATCACCTGTTGCACCTTGTACTCCAGTGTCACCTGTAGCACCTTGGATTCCTGTTGAACCTTGTACACCCTGATCTCCCGTTGCTCCTTGTATTCCCTGGTCACCTGTAGCACCTGTAGCTCCCTGAATACCAGTATTACCTGTAGCACCTTGTACACCAGTTGATCCTTGAATTCCTTGATCCCCCGTTGATCCTTGTATACCAGTTGATCCTTGTATCCCTGTAGCACCTTGTACTCCTGTATCTCCCGTTGATCCTTGTATTCCTGTTGCGCCTTGAATACCTGTGTCTCCTGTAGCTCCTTGTATTCCTTGATCCCCTGTTGCACCTTGTATTCCTATATCTCCTGTAGAACCTTGGATTCCTGTTGCACCTTGAATACCAGTGTCACCTGTTGCACCTTGTACACCAGTTGATCCTTGTATTCCAGTGTCACCTGTAGATCCTTGTATTCCTGTAGCGCCTTGTATTCCTGTATCACCAGTTGCGCCTTGTATACCTGTGTCTCCTGTAGCGCCTTGTATTCCGGTTGCACCTTGAACTCCAGTATCACCAGTAGATCCTTGTATACCTTGTTCTCCAGTAGCACCTTGTATTCCTTGAGCTCCCGTTGAACCTTGAATACCTGTGGCACCTTGAATACCAGTGTCTCCCGTTGCACCTTGTACACCAGTTGCACCCTGACCACCACCAGCTCCTGTTGCACCTTGGACTCCTGTTGCACCTTGAACTCCTAAATCACCTGTAGCACCCTGTATTCCAGTGTCACCTGTTGCACCTTGTACCCCAGTGTCTCCTGTTGAACCTTGAATTCCTGTTGAACCTTGTACACCTTGGTCTCCGGTTGCGCCTTGTATTCCTGTATCCCCGGTTGCACCTTGAATTCCTGTATCACCTGTTGCGCCTTGTATACCCTGATCTCCTGTTGCACCTTGAATACCTATATCACCTGTTGCTCCCTGAATACCAGTTGAACCTTGTATACCCTGATCTCCTGTTGCTCCTTGAACTCCAGTGTCACCTGTTGCTCCCTGAACTCCAGTAGCACCTTGAACCCCACCATCTCCAGTTGCACCTTGAATTCCTGTAGAACCTTGGATTCCTGTTGCACCTTGTATTCCTGTATCCCCGGTTGCTCCTTGTATTCCTTGTGCTCCTGTAGATCCTTGAATACCTGTTGATCCTTGTACTCCTTGGTCTCCAGTTGCGCCTTGAACACCTGTATCTCCTGTTGCACCTTGTATTCCTTGTGCTCCTGTGGATCCCTGTATTCCTTGGTCTCCAGTTGCTCCTTGTATACCTGTATCACCAGTAGAGCCTTGAACTCCTGTAGCACCTTGAACTCCACCATCTCCTGTAGCACCCTGTATTCCGGTTGCACCTTGTACACCTTGATCTCCAGTTGCTCCTGTTACACCTTGATCTCCAGTAGCACCTTGTACTCCAGTATCACCTGTTGAACCTTGTATTCCGGTTGCACCTTGAATTCCTTGATCTCCTGTTGCGCCTTGTACTCCTGTATCTCCCGTTGAACCCTGAATACCAGTTGCACCTTGTTCTCCTTGGTTTCCTGTTGCTCCTGTTACTCCTGTAGCTCCTTGAATACCTGTATCACCCGTAGCTCCCTGTATTCCTTGGTCTCCTGTAGCACCCTGTATTCCTTGTGCCCCCGTAGCACCCTGTATTCCTGTTGAACCTTGTATCCCTTGATCCCCTGTTGCTCCTTGTACTCCTTGATCACCTGTTGCACCTGTTACACCTGTAGAGCCTTGAACTCCAGTATCTCCAGTTGCGCCTTGTATTCCTTGGGCACCAGTTGCTCCTTGTTCTCCTTGGTTTCCTGTTGCTCCCGTTACACCAGTAGATCCTTGTACACCTGTTGCACCTTGATCTCCTTGATCACCAGTTGCTCCTTGAACTCCTGTTGAACCTTGTACACCTTGATCTCCTGTAGCACCTTGTTCACCTTGTATTCCTGTTGAACCTTGTATTCCTGTAGCACCCTGTATTCCTTGGTCACCTGTGGCACCTTGATCTCCTTGATCTCCTGTTGCTCCAGTTACACCTGTTGCACCTTGTATTCCTATATCTCCTGTAGAACCTTGTATTCCAGTTGATCCTTGAACGCCTGTAGCGCCTTGTACTCCACCATCTCCTGTAGCGCCTTGTATTCCTGTTGAACCTTGTATTCCTTGTGCTCCCGTAGAACCTTGAATTCCTTGATCCCCTGTTGCACCTTGTATTCCTTGAGCACCTGTGGATCCTTGTATTCCGGTAGCACCCTGAACACCATTATCTCCTGTTGATCCTTGTACCCCTGTAGCGCCTTGTACTCCTAAAGCACCTGTTGAACCTTGAACTCCTTGAGCTCCTGTTGAACCTTGATCTCCTTGAGTTCCTGTAGCACCCGTTATACCTGTAGCACCTTGAACTCCAATATCACCAGTTGCCCCTTGTATTCCTTGGGCACCCGTTGCTCCTTGATCTCCTTGATCTCCTGTAGCGCCTTGTATTCCCTGTACTCCTGTAGAACCTTGAATACCTGTAGAACCTTGTACTCCTTGATCACCTGTGGAACCTTGTATTCCTGTTGATCCTTGTATTCCTTGTGTTCCTGTAGCACCTTGTTCGCCTTGTATTCCTGTTGAACCTTGTACTCCTGTAGCTCCTTGAATTCCCTGAATACCTGTTGAACCTTGTATTCCTGTTGAACCTTGTACTCCTTGAGCTCCAGTAGATCCTTGTATTCCGGTTGCGCCTTGATCACCTTGTACTCCTGTTGATCCTTGAATTCCCTGAATACCTGTTGAACCTTGTACTCCAGTTGCACCTTGATCACCTTGAACTCCAGTTGATCCTTGATCTCCTTGAGTTCCTGTTGCGCCTTGAACCCCCGTAGCTCCTTGAACCCCTTGATCACCGGTTGCACCTGTTGAACCTTGTACTCCTAGATCACCTGTTGCGCCTTGTATACCAGTTGATCCTTGTATACCTGTTGCACCTATTTCTCCTTGTGAGCCAGTAGCACCCTGAATACCCTGAGAGCCTGTTGAACCTTTTACACCTTGTGTACCAGTTGCGCCTTGTACACCCTGAGGGCCGGTAGCACCTGTAGCACCATCTACACCTGTAGCACCAGTTGCTCCAATTTCACCTGGTCCACCACTACCATCACCAGAGTAAGCACCAACTTTTAAATTATCTACAAACCTTACATTATTAGCCATATTTTATCCTTTTAATCCAGTTCCAGGTTCATTTTTCATTTGTACCCCTGATGGAGTATCAGATATATTTGCTATATTACCTTCAATATCTCTTGCTTTTCGTGTTCTACCGTCTCTTGTTTTAGTTACATTAGCATCAAATATTTCTGAGTTTGAAGTTGTTTCCATTTGTACTACAAATTTAGATTTAGAATTATATTTTGAAATAGAATTCATATCTTTTTGTATAGTATCAGGTATAATATACCCCCTTAATCTAATATTAAATGTTCCCTTTACCAACCTATCTTTACCAGCTGTTAAAGAAGTTTCAGTTGAAAAACTATCAATAAATGCTCTAAATTTAAATCTTTCAGGATTACCCCAATATGCATCTGAAGCGTACTCACAAGATTCAATTATTTTGTTTAATTGTTCCATATAATAAGTTTGGATTAAACAACTATACTCTAAATTAACAAAATCAGGAACTGCTACAGCATAAAATTGTTTAGCTGGGATTTTATTGTTAATAGCTGCAAAATTATTATAGAAATTTTTAGGATTCCAAGCACGTTGAAAACTTCCATATAAATTAGGGCTATTAGCATCTAATTTATTATACACAGTTCTATCTTTTGTAATAGAATTTCTTTTTAAAACAATAATAGGTAACATTATAGCACCATTTTTATCTCTATAATAATTATCTTTTTGATATGATTTCCATCTTTCAGGAGAACCATAAATTATTGGGACTTCTCTTCTTTCACCATTTTGATAAACAAATGGTTTAATTACATTTTGAAAATAATAAAATACAGCTTCATCTAAATCTTTAATACCAATTGAAAAAGGTTTAGTTGTATCATCAGTCCAAGATAATTTTTCAGATCTGTTAAAAGATATTCCTGTTTCACTTTCATTAGATGCTAAAGGTATATTAGGATTACCATATCTAGCTGACGTCGGTCTAATTTGGTCATTAGATAATTCTTTTTGTTGTTTTGGTATGGGTTTTCTAAGTGCCATTAAAATCTTTCTTTATAAGGTGAAATTGCTACTTTATCTGCTGGGATATAATATGTAGAACATAATATAGAAACACTTTCTCCAAACTGGTCTAAATCTGGGTTTAGTGGATTTGGAGTTCCATCTGAGTTATTGTTTGGGTATGATGGGTTTTTCCCTCCCCAATATTGATTAGCAACTGTACTAGTAATACCATAGTACCCTTCTTGATATAAGATAATATCTCCTACTTCAGGGACTAAATTTGCTTTTTTTAGATCGTCTCTAAAGAAATAGAAATCAATAGCTTGATTAAACTGTATACCTTCTTCATCCTCACCAAAAGCTTGGTCTTGTCTATTTATAAAAACATTAAATAAAAAAGGACCATTATAAAATTTTTCTTCAGAAGCTTCACCGTAAATATTTACTTTAGTTTCTTCTAATTTAAATTGATATATAGCACATTGTTGGGTAACAATATTACCCATTAATTCTCTATTAATTTTTCTTAACAAAGAGACATCTCTTTGTCTAGTATACATTGCGCACATATTAACCTATATAAATAAAATTTGGTACTCCTTCTAATTCTTTATCCATACTTTCTTTTTCTGATGCCTTTCTAGCTAATAATGCTGCCCTTGAAGTTTCATCAAAATAAGCTCTTAACCTTTCTAATAATGCTGTCTTTTCTGCTGTTGCCGCAGCTAATAAATCTGATTGGTTTAATGTTACATCTGAGTTTGGAATTGGGATAGTACCATACTTACCTCTAATATAACCTAGTATTTCTTTACATAAAGCTAAAGTATATTCAAAAATCCATTGTCTACCAATTGAATTAATTAAATTATAATCAGGATTAGTATAAGGGACATTTGATGCATTTGATACCTTATCACAAGCAGGTATTACACTTCCACTAATTATATCGTTAGTTTTGGTATATTCAAACCAAACATTACCTGCATTGATATTTTCATTTGTAACATTATGTACATTAGGTCCAGGGATTGGGAATAATCTTAGTACATTATTATGCATTTCAAAGCTATAATTAGATAATCTAATTTGAGTATTCATTTCAATAGCTTGAATAACTTGCATATCATAATGTAAAGGCATCATTAAATATCCTGTACCGCCCCCAAATCCTCCTAGTTCAGTTAAACCAGCAGCAGCTACTCCTCCAAATCCAAATCCATCGTAAGGATCTAGATACCTTGCAGAAGCTGGAATTGGTTCTTGGTAAAAAACTCTTTTTATTTCTATACTACCCGTAATCCCTTCACTTTGAGCCCAAGCATTTAAATCATAATCTTGAATACTAGAAGTAAGTGGAATATAACCTGTATACCACGGTACATTACCGCCTGTTCCCGCTTCAGCACCATATTGTTCAGCTATTTTTATTACGTATTGTAAATTAGGGGCAATAATGCTTCTATTTAAAAATTCAAAGTCTTCTATTTGAAATCCTTCTAAAGTTAATAAATTATCTCTTATTAAATAAGCATATAATTCATTTCCATAAACCGTAATTGCTTCTTCAAAAGCTGTAAATATTGATCCTGATTGTAATTCTACATCAACTAATGGATAACCTAATCTAATAGCAACAAATTCTGCTACTTTAACACAATCAACCTGAAAATCGTGGTATTGGTTATAAAACCCAAAAGGTAATGAATTAGGATTCCAAAGGGGATTACCGTCATAGATAGGTACATTCATAATATATCTAGTTTTATTATAAATATGAAAAAAAGGGACTCAAATTGAGTCCCTATAATTTTATTTTTTATTTAAATAAAGATTAATCTCTTACCATTAAATATTTAGAATTTTCAGCACTACCTGATAACCATAATCTACCAGATCCTGTAGGTTCTGTAGTAGATAAGTTATTAATATAAAATTCTGTTCCGTCTATTGATCCTGAAAAGGTACCATTAAAAGATCCTGTAAAACTACCATCTCCTGATCCTGTAAAAGAACCAGTTAAGTCTCCGTCAAATGAACCAGTTAAGTCTCCGTCAAATGAACCAGTAAATGAACCTGTTAGAATTACATCTTCAGTAGTAATAATAGATCCTGATACCACAAGTGATCCTGTTATATCACATGAACCTGATATAGTTAACGATCCTGTTATATCATGGGACCCTGTAAAGTGTCTAAAGTTATTATCTAGTTCATCAATTGTTAAAGCTGAACCTTTACCACCTGAACCTGTTCTGAATGTTAATGCCATTTTTTAATTAAATTTAATTTTATTATAAATATTAAGAAGATCCTACAAAATACTCTATTTGAACATCTGCAGTATCAGCTTTTGCTTTAATTGAAGTTAATGAAGCAAATGAAGAAAAATATTGTAAATCAACATATCCATCTACTACATAATCATAATAATTGCTGCTTTCAAATTGTGCATTAGATAACATCATAGATTTACCAGGATCTAATCTAAATACACCTTCATCACCTGACCCAACATTACCTGAATTTGGTGAATCAGCTTGTGGACTATCTTGAACTAAATAAAGTGAAACAAAATTATTTTTATCTAAATTTGTAAATCTTAAATATTTAACTGTATCTCTTACAAATGAACCTGCCGTTTGTGAAGCTTCATCAGCTACAAATCTTAAAATTTCTACTCCTGTATCTTCCCAATATGAAGAAATTGTATCAATTCTTCTTACTACTTGTTTTACATTTGGGATAACTACTGTATTTAATGCACTTTCAATATTACCATTTGGTAATTGAATATTTTCTGAAATTGTTACAGTAAGAGAGCCTGTTGGGTTACAGATTGCCATAATATATTTTTATTATAAATATGATATTAATTTTTATTATTATAAATATATGAACCTGAAGTTGTAATAGTTATTCCTTTTTCTACTGCTTCTTGATAATATTGTAGTAAATCTTCTACAATAGAATCTCTATGGTTGCTATGTAATGTAATAGCTTCTAAATTTTTAATTTTTCTAGCTGCTGTATATAGGAATTTAAATCCAGATTCTGATTTTTTCTTTAAATCAGTTTGGTATTGGTCTCCACATATCATCATTTTACTTCTTAAACCAATACGAGATGTAATCATTTCCATTTGTTCGTGAGTAACATTTTGTGCCTCATCTACAATAATCATTGAATCTAAAAATGTTCTACCCCTCATAAAAGATACAGGTACTATTTCAATTTTACCATCTTCGATTAATTTTTCTACTTTAACTTTATCGTGGAGTTGAAATAAATTTTGATATATTGGTTGAACCCAGGGATCCATTTTTTCTCTTAAATCACCAGGTAAAAATCCTATCTCTTCTTTTGATACTGTAGGTCTAGTGATAATAATTTTTTCATATTGTCTACGTAATAAACCATCTAATGCAACATTACATGCTAGAAGTGTTTTTCCACTTCCAGCTCCACCTGCTAATAAGGTAATTGTATTTTCAAGTATAGAGGATTTCGCTTCTTTTTGTTCGGCATTAAGTTGGAGTTTGAACTTAATTGGGTTTTTTGGAATTCTCTTCGGACGGTAAACGTCGTCAGTGTGCGGTTTAGACGCCATAGACTTCTTAATTTAGGGGTTATACAAATGATTAAAGCAAACAGTATAAATACGTTAATAAACGGGTAAATTTTAATATAAAAATATAATGAGATAAGTAGTATACCCATGTAACGTTTGTTAGTTATAAATATGAAAAAAATAAAAAAACCCGGTCAAAGACCGGGTTAATTTATTAAGAAAAGTTAAATATCTAATTATAGAGTATTTAAACCTGCTACATTGATAGTACCATAGAATTCCGGACGAACCATTTTCTTAGCATATCTAGTTAATAGACCTTTTCTTGGTACGAACGTATCTGGATCGTATACAAGAGGAGTCATGATTAACGGAATGTAAGGAGCGAATACAGCACCACTTTCCAAGAACTGAGTACCACGGTATCCTAATAGGATTGTGTTAGCAGTCATGTAAGGGTTTTTGTATACTTTTTGGCGGCTATTTAAAGCACCAACTTTTTGTACACCAAATGCGTAACTTGCTTTAGCAGCATCTCCATCTGAATCAGCAGCAAATCCAGGAATAGATTCCAAGATAGTAGCTACAGTTGGGGAAACAACCATAAAGTTAGCACCACCACGTAAAGTTTTCTGGTGGATGATGTTGCTCAATTTTTGGATTTTAGTTCCAAGTGTTTGGAACCACTGTCCTTGAGAATTGTAGAATCCTAAGTCAGACTGTACAAGACCATCAATTGCTTGATTGTTTACAGCAGACCATACTTCTGTTCCTGCAGCAGCACTTTCAATCAACATAGAAAGAATTTCTAGGTCAATTTCTAATGAAATGTACTCACTAAGGATAGAAGTTAATTCAGCTTCAGCATCTAATGCATGGTATGCATTCAAATCCTGTGCGAATTCTGGAGTCCATACAGCTTTAAGTTTTCTAGTTTTAGCAACAATAGCAGATGATTGCATCTGGATGTTGATTTCTGGAATAACTTGCTCAGGAGTTCCTTCAGCGTTAAATGTATTTGGGGTTGCGTTGCCAGCTTCAAAATCACCTCTAGCATTATCTTGAGGTTGGATTTGATAGTTAACAAGCACGTTAAGGTTACCACCAGCTGCAATATCAGCATCAGCACATACAAATTTAACACTTGTACCATCGTACTTTGTAAATTCAGATAATTGTACACCAGCAACAGAACCATCAGATCCTGTAATTACAGAAGTAGATAAAGATCCACTAAATAATTGGAATCCTTGTACACCTTCTAAATCAGCATAAGCTAAGTCATCAGCAGCAACAGAAATTACTTGGTAAGTACCAGCAGAAGCTGAAGCAGAGTAATCAGAGTTATAGTTGAAATCATCCCATTCTGCAGATTCAATAAGAGTAGCAGTTACAGCTGATTCAGTGTTTTGAATAGAATACCCGAAACGACCAGATCCGTAAAGACCACCTGTGTTTGTATTACCAAAAGGGTTGTTACCACCTTTGTCACCATATAAAGAACCACCAGCAGCGAATGGAGACTTAGCAGATCCATATTGGAAATCTAAAAAGAATACAAGGCCAGAAGGCAAGTTCATTGGTTGTACTGATACAAATTCCTGTGCAGCAATTTGACCAAATACTTTACGTACTAATGGTAAAGCTACACCAGCCCACTGTCCACCAACGTTTACGCCAGTTTGTGACTGAAATGTACCACCACCACTTACACCACCACTAGTTTGTGATGATTCTACAACAAGTTGTTTAGCTTGGTTTTCAAGGATCATACCCATGTTATTTTTCTGGGCACCACCTAAACCTTCTAATAAACCTGTTTTTTCCCATTTGCTAGCTAATCTAGCCGCGTCAGACTGTAAAGACTGATATGGGTTCGCGCTTTCTAAAAGAGTATTTAAGCTCATTTTTTTAAGTTTTAATAGGGTTAATTAATAGTTTTTTAAATTAATCCAGCAAGTTTACGCATACGATTGTATACATCATTGCTTTCAATAATAGGTTTTTTAGCTTCAGTTATTGTTCCAGTTGCCTTAGAAGCACTACCTTGTGGTCTTGCTTTAGCTTCTGTTTTTGGTACCAAACCTTCGTTTAGTGTTTCAAAAATAACTTTAGCTTCTTTTACTGTTGACGCTTTGTCAAATGCTTTGAGCACTCTAACTTTTTTGTCTTCAGTTAAGTTTTTAGATTTAAAAACTTTGTTTGTGTAAAGAAGTTTAGCATTTAAAAGGTTAACTTCATTCAATTCTTTTTTAAGCTCTTGAATTTCTTCCATTGCTTCTTTGAATCTCATTTTTTCGGTTTCTTTTTCAACTTCGGAGTCATCTTTGTCTCCGTCCTCGTTTCCAACACCTGTTTCACCTTTGTCCATGTCTTTTGCTTCGTCGATTTCTACATCAACATCTACATCTTCAACATCTTCTACGTCTACAACGTCTTCAACATCTTCCTCTTCAAAATCCTCACCAGCTTCAATTGTTCCGTCTGCTACTAAATCTTTAATAACATCCTCAATGAATCCTTTTAAGTCGTCTTCTGACATATCTTCTAGATCAATTTCTTCATCATCGATTTTGTCTTCTTCGTCTTCTTTTTCGTCTTTCATACCGTCAAGGTAGCCTTCTTCTTCAGCATCAGTTCTAGCATCTTCCTTAATGTCATCCTTGTCGTCGCCTTTTTTAGCTTCGTCAACTTTTTCATCTTCGTCTTTTGCTTCTGATACTTTCATAGATTTAAGTTCTTTTTCGATGTCGTCTTTAGCGTCTTCGAATCCGTCCTTATAGCCTTCTTGTTCAGCATCTGTACGTTTGTCTTCATCCAATTCAAGTTCAGCAAGTAATTCGTCAAGGTTAATCTCGTCAAGCTCTTCTTTAGCTTCATCTACTTCTTCTTTCTTTTCTTCTACTGTATCTTCAGAAACTTCTTCTTTAACGTCGTCTTCTTCATACTTATCGTATCCTTCGTCAACGTCTTCTTTGTCCATTTCTTCTAATTTTGCAGAAAGCATAGATTTCAAATGTGGTGTGAATGCTTCTTCAAGAGCAAGTTTTGCGTTTGCAATAGCAGTTTCTTTAACAGCTTTAGCATCAGCGATTGCTTCTTTTAACAAATCATTGTTTGCCATAATCTCAAAATTTTTTTTGTGAAATACGATTATTAGGAATCGTAATAGGGAATAATATATATTGGTGTCATATCTAGGTACTCATGACACATTGCGATTATACGTATATGCAAATAAGGGAAAAATTAAAAAATAGCACAATTTCCTTTAGAACAAAGGATTTCGTGTATTACTTTATTTACATTAGTATAATCATATGTAATCATATTTTTACCTTCATTTAAAGTATGCATGTAAGAGCCTGGGTTAGATGGTGTTGAAACAAAATCCCAACACAATAATTCAAAGTCATCTTGTACTTCCATTACACCACCTCTTTCTTCTAAAGAACCCATACCACGAGATGATACACCTACTGTAATACCACTTTTAATAAGTTCCTTTAATATATTACCTGATGGGGTTGGTAAGATTTCTATTTTACCCATCACATTATCTCCATCCCAAAAATAATCAGTAATTAAATGAGATACATTTTTTAAGTTTATAACAGTAGATTCTGGGTGGTCTAATTCTCCCATTGAACGTCTTTGTTCAATAAGCTCTTTATATTTATCCATTTCTCTATTCCAAAGATCTTTAGAGTAATAACGACCGTTACCATTTTTTACTTCAGCAGTAGCTAAAATACCTTCTACCATTAAATTTCCATTATCTGAATTAACGTTTTCAGTTAATTGAGAAGGGGAAATCTTAACAGTATGAGTTTCTATTAAGAGTTTTTTACTCATTTCTATTTATTTATAGCATAATCAGAAGTTGATTGACCTACTTTTTTAGGATCTCTTTCTCCAGCAGCACCTCTAGTTGGGTTATTTTTTTCATTCCAGCTTACAGCATCCATTTCGTCTACCATTTCAGCCTTTTTGTATTTTTTACCACACATTTTTTCATACATTTTTTCCATCTTGCCTTTTCTTTTTTCTAAAAGCTTGATTTCTTTTTGCATTGCCTTCATTTTAGACTTATCAATTAATTCTTTAAGATTATCATCTTCATTAATTGAACTTACTCTTTGAATTTTTTCATCAATATGGTTAGATAAAAATTCTAATTGAGCTTCCATTTTTGTAATATCACCTGCTTTACCAATTTCAGCTAATTTAGAATCGATTGATTCTTTTTTAGGTTTTTTAGCTTTAGCTGCTTTGATTGCTTTATCTTTAGCTGCCATATAATCATCTGAATCTACATCACCGTCACCATCATGATCTTTACCTTTAGCTTCCATAGTAGTATCTGAGTATGATACCGCTGTACCTTCATCTTCCATTTCATCCATTGGTAGTGGGGCTTCTTCTTTTTCAGCCATCATTTGTCTAATTACGTTTCCTGATTGAGCTGCTAATGAATTTGGGTTTCCTGAAGTTACTACTTGGCCAAAAGATTCATTGATTGATTCTTTTACCACTTGCATTTCAGTACTACTATCTTTTAGTTTTTCACTAAAACCACTACCACCATATGTTTCACCAGTATTTTCTTGAACTTTTGGTTCTGTGTATCCAAGACCTTTAACACCAAATTGGCCTTCTTTTACATAAAATAATGGATCTTTAGCTAAGTTTTTAATAACAAGTTCTTTAGCTTCATCTAAAGTTAATTCTTGGTTATATTTAGTTTCTAACTGGACTCCTTTTAGTAATTCTTCACCATTAACATTATTAATATTTTCTACAGATGGATTATAATCATAATTATGAGAATCTACGTTTTCAATAGTTTTGTCTACTTTTTTAGCTTCAGCTTTAATTTTTTCATCTTCTTCTTTTGTATTTACTTTTTCTTCAGTATTTACAATAGGGTCTAATGTACCACCTTCAGCTAAAAAGTTTTCAAATTTAGTCCAAAATGGATCTTTAGCACTTGCCTCAATAGTATTGATTGGCTTTAAAGTTACTACTTGACCTAATTCCTCGTTGATTAATTCTTTATCTTTTTTAGGACTAAATTCCTTTGAAAGTTGTTCGAATAATTGATTTGGTGTTTGTTTCATAATTATATTATTGTAATAATGTTTCTATATCGTTAAAATAATCGTTAATCATATCTGTCCCAATTACGACAGCAAAACTTTCCGGATTATCTCTGTAATATTTTATTGTTTCTATTTTGCCTAGTTTGATTGCTTTTTTAATATTTTCAAATCTAGATTCTAATTTATCAAAAGCTTCTATACGTTCTGCATGAAATTTAGATGCTTTATCTTCGTTTTCTTTTATATTACGGTTATACATATTAAAATAGTTTTTTAACTACCATTCCTGATCCCTTTTGTACGTATGTACCATCTTTTGTTTTAGGAACTAATTTATATTTAAATTGTTTTGTATAGGCACTATCAGTAACCCCATCAGGACCTGCTTTTGGTCCAGGGCCTAAGTCTGCGCCATCACCTAATTTACCTTCACCCATAGTATAACCTAAAGAACTTACCATACCAGATGGCATTTTCATTTTATATTTACTTTTTTTTTTCTTTTTTTTAAAAGCGTAAGGGGTATTATAAGCACCAGCTGCACCAGAGGTTGAAACTTCTCCAATTTCCCCTTCCATAGTCATTCTTTTATACTCATCTGGGTATTCATTACGAAGGTGTTTTCTAATTTTATTTCTTAATAATCTAGCTTCTTCGTATATTTTTCTAAACTCTTCGTCTGATTTGGTTTTAGTATAAACCCCTTTAGCTGTAGAAACTAATTCATCAACATCATCATTTAATTTATCAAATGCTGGTAGTTCAATTACTTTCCATCCTATTTGTCCTGTTTCTTTATCTATAGAGTTAACTACAAATTTAGTATCTCCATCTTTAGAATAAGATATATCACCAATTTTAGCTCCAACTTGGGCGGCTAAATTGGGAGAGGGTGCTTCGCTAAGTTTATATTTGAGAGCCATTTGCTACTTGTATTTCATTTATTAATTGATAATAACGTAACAAATCAACTAAATTATCATCTCCAACTTTATCAGTTTTCTTTAATTCAGTTAAAAATTTAGATACTTCAGTAATTTTTATTTGAGTAGCTTTATCTTTAATATTTTTAGTTTCTTTAACTAAAATATTTTTTAATTCGCTAATTTTAGTATTATAAAAGTTTCTTAAATCAGGGGTTGAATCTACTGAATTAATGTATTCTTTAAGTACTTGTTTTTGATCATTAGTTAATGAATCATATTTATCGTTAAATTTTTCTAGTAGTACTTTATAAGTAAGAGTTCTTATATCTTTATCATATGTAGAAAATTCTTCAAGTACTGTTTGTTTTGAATTTTGAGTAACTTCTTTTTTAGTTAAATGTTCTAATAAGGTAATTTTATTATCAACTAACTGTGTTGGGTTAGATATAGATTTTGAATTAACATTTTCTACTAAAGTATATAAAGCTGCTAATTCTTTATAGTTTGAAATTTTAGAACCAAAAAAAGATTCTAAATTATAATGTTTTTTAATTTCATTAATTAAATTATATTTTTGCTTTTTTAAAGATTTTCTGTTAAATTTAGTAGATGCCTCTAATATAGTATCAATAACTAATGTAGCTCTACCCTCAGTTATTACTTTAGATTTAATTACAGATTCGTATAATTTATATTCTTTGCCTAAACTAGTATTAACAAAATATTCTTTTAATATATCTATAGCTGGTGAATTACCACCTTTAAGTGTATCAGCGGTAATTTGTCGTACTAACAGTTCAAATAATATGCCTGTATTTTTGTACTTTGAGTGTTTTATCTTCATCAAAAAATATATTTATTTATAAATATGTAAAGTTTTTTATTTCTTTAACTGGTTTTCATCTAACAATGAAGTATTATCTTTATTTTCTTCAAATACTAATTGCTTTTTGTTGGGTTGAGGAATAGACTTAAACATATCTAAGTTTTTTAGATATGTAGTTTTAGCACTTTCTAATGCTAATGGACTACCTCCTTTAAATTTAGGTTTAATAGAATCAGAATCATTTTTATCTTTATCTTTCATACCCTTTACACCTAAACGATCTTTACCAAAATTATCATCTTGTGTATTTCGTTTTGTATTTGTTTTTTGTGGGCGTCCTAATTTAGGATCATCTTCATTATACCCATCAGGAACATTTCCAGGATCTGTATACATTCTACCTTTACCATATAAAGAAGCTAAATCATGGGGTGTACCATATGATTTACCTGTTTCAACAGGATCATTTCCTTCTGCTTCAATTTGTGCTAATCTAAATTTACGTTTGGCATCTTCTCTAGATAGATCTCTCATTTCATCATATTGATCTTCACTAAAGTGATAAACATTATCATAAATCCAATCAGATGATACTAAACCTTGTTCTAATAAATTTCCAGCTAGTTCTGTTTTGGATTTTAATAGTTCTACTTTTTCTTGTTCTAGTACTATTGAAGGGCTAGTCATATTTAATGAAAAATTAGTTAAAGTTTCATTAGTATAACCTTGGGTATATAAATGGACTAAAGCAATTTTATTTAATTCTGAAAGGATTATTCGTTGTAATCTTTCAATTGTACGAGCAAATCTAATATCTTGGGCTGCCAATGTAGATTTTCCTTCTAGGTCTGCTTCATACCCCATAAAAGCTTTAGGAATTTTAAGGGCAGCGAACAGTTTTTCCCTTAAGTATTCTACATCTTGAATTCCATCATATTGTAATCCAGGTGTAGTATCTATTTTAGTTGTTTGATCATTTCCACGAACTGGGATGTAAAAATCCTCCATCATGTTCATCATATTATATTTTAAATTATACTCACCTGTTTTATTATCTTGGAAAGGGGTGCGCTTTAAATTTGAAATAGTTTTTTGCATAAATGCATCTATTTCATTTGGGGGAATAGATCCAACATTCATATAAAAAATACGTTTTTCAGGGGCACGAGCAATTCTATGGATTAACATTGCATCTTCCATTAATACATACTGTTTATATAATTTACGAGCAGGTTCGATATATGAACGACCGTAAGGAAGATAATTAACATCTGAAATAAGTCTAAAATGAGCCATTTCATAGTTATCAAAATATATTCCAGGTTCATCCATTGTGCCCCCTGGTTGTTGACCACCTACAGGATACATACCTGAACTAATATTAGATAACCCATCTGGAGAATATCTATATCTAATTTCTGTTGGGTTTTCAGGGTTGAATCCTTCTTGCCTTTCAATGTGGTATGCAGTGTAAGGGATTACATTATATACTCCATATTTTTCAGCGATTTCCATTTTTAGGAAAAAATCACCATATTTACACATTTGACGAATCCAAGGCCATAGATTAAATTCAACATTCAATACATCATAAAATAAATTATAAAGTATTTTTTGAATATCTTCATTAGCACTTCTAATTTGAAGCACTTCACCCATATCATTTTTAAGTGTAGATTCATCAGCTAAAATATCAAGTGCTGAAGCTATGATAGCATCTTGATCCATTACATCGTATTCGGAATATAATGTTGGTCTAAGATATTGATAGTTTTGGTTAAATTGAGCTCCATATAAAGATGAGGGGTTAGTAGAATATATTCTATTATATCTATCAATTAATGAGTTAGTTTCTAATTCACCAGTTGCTTGTATGGTACTACTATCTATTACTTTAATTTGATTACCCCCAACATTTCTGATAATTACATCAGTTGAAAATAATCTTTTTAATCTTGAAAATACGCTTTTATCAGCCATAATTTGTTATTATTATTATAAATATTACTATAGAAGCCACCTAATATCCTCTTTGCCATCTGCTGTTTGTATATTATATGGATTGCCTTGACTTGCATTATTTCCATACCCTGCTTGGAAAGGAGTTCTATTTACCGTCATACTTCCTAAGGCATTTTTTGTAGCATCTAAACCTCTTTGTCTCATTTTTAATGCTGTATCTCTAACATACATAGCAATTCCAAAGGACATTACTAAGTCATCATTATATCCACTTTGGGCTTCTGCTCTATTATTTTTCCATATAAAGGTTTTCATTTCTTCTATTAACCTTTTTGATTGTATTGTTACTCCTTTATCACCAATATATTCTTGAAATTTACCTATTATCATAGGTCTAGTTCTAGAAGACATAGTAAAACCAGCTACCATTTTGGAGTGGTCTTGATACTTGTCAAAATACGAATTAGCTGTTGGGGAATCACTCTTTTGTGAATAATAAAGATTAGGATATGCTCTATCAATAGCAACTTGTATAGTTGCCCAACCTATATTAGCATTTTCAATTACTAACATTGCCTCATTATATTCAGTAGCTAAACCTACTAGTAAATGCCCATACTCTTTAGTCCCTAATTGGCCCTTATATTCTGCTACTTGTACATTATTTGCTATATCAATTACATGACATGCGGAGTAATCTTTTCCATCGCCACGAGCAACATCAGCTACTACAACATAATCCCTAGTATAATCAGGTGATTCCCAAACCCATAAATTTTGGTCTGCACCTCTTCTTTCCATTGGATCTTTTATATATGTTTTTTCATAAAAATCTATATATTCAGGATAAAATACAATATCACCTGAAGTGCTAAAATCGCAATCACATTCTTGTGCAGCCATTCTAGGATCACCTAGTAATTCATCTTGTCGTTTTCTCCATGCTTCGTCCCTTTCAGGATGTACATACCAAGGTAATTTAATAGGTAAGAATTGATTTTCACTAGATTCTGCTCTAACCCATGTTTGATGAAACCAATTACCAGTACCATAAGGTGTAGATAATGCTATACAACCACCTCCAGTTGCTAATGTTTGTTGTGCTGATGCCCAAATCTCCCCAATGTTATCAATAAATGCTGCCTCATCAATTAGTAGTAAGGATACTGCTTCTGATCTACCGGCATCACTTGATGCTGATGTAGCTTTTATTTGGGATCCATTTACTAATCTTAGTGTTAATTTGTTATTTTCAGCTGCGTCTACTTTAAGCCATGAAGGTAAATTTTCATACATGAATTTTACCTTTGTAACCATGTTTTTAGCAGTTTCCTGCTTTGTCGCTATACAAAGTATGTTTTTGTCTTTGTGGAATATCATTAACCATAAAGAATAACCTGCTGATAATGTTGATATCCCTAACTGTCTAGATTTTAAGATAATCGAATATGGATTATCGCGCATTAACGTTAATACTTTTTCTTGAAAAGGATAAAGATTAAACTGAATACGTCCTCTTTGTGGATGTTGTATATAACAATATTTACGCATAAAGTGTACTGGGTCTTTAGCGCATCTTAAATATTCTTGACGTATTACCTTTTTTAAATCAGACATATATTATTTTAATATAAGAATTACCCCAGCAATAGCCACTAAACCAGCCCCACCCATTAGTTTAGTTTTTAATTTTTGTTTTTTTAAGTCTGTTTGAAGTCTTTTAGATAATTCCTGAGATAAAGCTAGTTGGTTTGATTTTGTTATCATTATAGATTCAAAATTTCCTACTTGGAAATTTAAATTTTTTATAACACTATCTTTTAAAACAACTTTCTGTTCTAATAATCTTAGTTTACTTAAACTAAGTGATAATTCTTCTTTAGCTCCATCACCAGTAATTAAATCCTTAATTACTAGTTTCGCTATTGGTTTTTTCAATTGAATTGATGTACTGTCCGTAACGTTCTGTGAAAAACCTTTCAAGCTCATCATCATCAAAAGAATCAACGGCATTAACTTTTTCATTTACTTTCCATTTTAAAGTTCTTATTCTATTATCTTTTAAATCAAT